TTTGTACCACGACGCGTAGACAAGAGGTAAGCCATGCAGCTCTCAGTTGATGAGATGAGGAAGCCCGACACCGATGAGTGGTGGATCAAGCGGCTTTCCATCGCACTCGCCCAGCGACTCCCCCGGATCGCCGAACTCCAGGCTTGGTTCGAAGGCAACCCGCCACTCGCCTACCCGGACAAAGCTGGTGAAGGCTTTGAACGTGTGCAGCGACTCGCTAGGCTGAACCTCGCCGAACTCATCGTCAACGCGGTCCTGTACCGTATGCAGCCCCTTGCTTTCCGCACGGGTGCTGATGGCGACGAGAATGGTGACGAGGAAGCTGCCCGCATCTGGAAGCAGAACCGAATGAAGGTGACTGCGAATGAGATCCTTGAATGGATGCTCTCGCTGTCCGAATCGTACGGCTCCGTTGCCCAGGTGCCAACGTCCGACGGTGGGTTCCGTGCGCTGATCCGTTCCGAACACCCTTCGCAGTGCATCACCGAGGAAGACCCGGACAATCCCGGGTACGCAATCGCTGCACTCAAGGTGTATCGTGACGACCTCACGAACAGCGACGTAGCTGTACTCTACCGGCGCGGTACAGACGGTAACATGGCGACCATGCGTGTCGCACGCCACGAAGGCAATTCGATTCTTCCGGGCGTCCGTACCAACTCCATGGCTTCTGCATGGCAGATCCGCCCTGGGTCATGGAAATGGGAGGATGAGCCCGAAGAACTCTTCGGCGAAACCATCCCGATCCACTCGTTCAAGAACCGTAACGGCAAGGCGGAGTTCGAGAAGCACATCGCCACACTGGAACGGATCAACCACACCATCCTGCAGCGTATGATCATCATTGCGTTCCAGGCTTTCCGTCAGCGCGCAGTCAAAGGCGTGCCGAACACAGATGAAGACGGCCATGAGATTGACTACTCCGATATCTTCAAGAGTGACCCGGGTGCAATCTGGCTTCTGCCGGAAGTCGCAGAGTTCTGGGAATCGGGCCAAGCTGATCTTGGTCCGGTGCTCACTTCCGTCAAGGATGACATTATCCATCTTGCAGTGTCCTCACAAACACCGCTGTTCAGTGTGGTACCTGATGCTGCCAATGGGTCGGCGGAAGGGGCTGCGCTACAGCGTGAGGGTCTTCTGTTCAAGGTTGATGACTGCATCACTCGGGCGGATCACGCGTTCGCGGCGATGATGGCTGACGCCTTCCTTGCTGAAGGTGACTCCGAACGTTCAGAGATTGAGGATATCGAAGTCATCTGGGCCAGCCCCCGTCGATCCTCGCTCACCGAACGTGCTGTCTCTGCTGTGCAGGCGATGGCCGCTGGTGCACCGTGGCGTACGGTCATGTCGAAGTTCCTCGAGCTTTCGCCTGACGAAATTGCCACTGCCGAGAAGGAGCGCATGGATGACATGTTCCTCCAGGCGATGATGGGCCAAGACCCGAACAACAAGGTCAACTCATTGCCCGGCACGACGGACCTCGCTAAGCTGAAGTAATGGCTAACACACAGCGACTCCTGATGCTGCTCGAAGCGCAGGCTCGTGGGTACACCGCAGCCGCCGCATTTCTGATCCGTCAACTGACTGCTCTCTGGAGCAACTTTGACGGGTGGTATGACGGCGATCTTGTGGCAGCCCAGGCTGCGCGCTCGGCGACGCTGGTCGAATCAGCTCAAACGTCCGTGCGCACTCAGACCCTCAGCTACATGAAGTTCGTGTACCAGCAGTTCGATGACCTCCAGTTCCCGACTGAGGCAGAACTCGATGCTGCTAACGATGAACTGCTCGAACGTGCCATCTCTCCTCTCGAGGAATGGAACCGGCCCGCCGAGCAATACAGGTACGCACGCTCACTTGGTGCTGAGGAAGCCGAGGCCATCCAGATCGCTCTGAAGCGTGTGGATGAATTGGGGGATCTTGATATGCAACTTGCCATGCGCAAGGAAGCTAACAAGATTTTCTCGGCCACACCGAAGATCACGGGCTACCGACGCGTTCTCCATCCCGAGCTTGCTGACTCGAAACAGTCGTGTGGTCTTTGTATCGCCGCCTCGACTCGGGTCTACAAGAAGAAGAAGCTGCTTCCCATCCATGACCACTGCCACTGCGGTGTTATGCCGGTCGTGGGTGACGAAGACCCAGGGAACGTGTTCAACGAAGATGACCTCGCTGCGCTGTACGAACTCGCCGGAGGCAACACGGGGCAGGCACTGTCTCGCGTACGCTACCGGATCGACGAGCACGGCGAGCTTGGCCCATACCTGGTTGAGCAGGGTGCGAAGAACCGCTCTGCGGGTCGGAAGCTTCCCAAGTCAGGTACCACACTGACGCGTGCCGATTCGGTTGCCGCTCAGATCAAGTCGCTCAACGAATCGCTTCCGCGGCTTGTTGCTCGACGGTCTGAAGGTGAGGATGTAGCACAAGCGATTGCCTGGCAGCAGGAACGCTTGAACATCCTCAACGCCGAGGCATCTCAGGTCAAACGTCCCAAGAAACGCAGGAGGACACGATGAGTGGCATAGGTGAAAAGAGCCATCCTGAAGAATGGGAGGCACTTCGTGTGGCTGCTCAGGCATATAGCCAGGCAGTCTATGGCGAAGATCACGTCCTGCAAGATTTTGTTCTCGTAAACTTCGTGGTTTCCATGGGGGAAGATACGGACTACTCCGAGTATGCCGTTGCTTCCTCGAGCGATGCGATCCACGTAAATGAAGGACTCCTCCGTCGCGGACTGGCAATGCTTATGGATGCCACCGCCGAAGAGGACGACTAGATACCTATCGGGTTGCCACATCTCGTGGTACAATCCGTTGGAAGCCCCGACATGGAGCACCCCCTTCCGACAAGGAGAAAACAATGGCTATGCGCAAACCCTACTACCTTCGCTTCATCGAAGGCGACGACCCGGACAACAAGTCGGGTCAGGCCTCTGGTGGCGGCGCGGGAAGTGGCAGTGGTTCCGACAAGGACCACGGGTTCCCCAAAGATACGCCACTGGCGGAAATGTCCGTCGAACAGCGAGAGGCCTACTGGAAGTTCCACGCACGGCAGCATGAGGGTGTTGCCAAGTCGCGTGCTGACTACGACCAGCAGAAGGCCGACGCCGAGAAGTGGCGCAAGCACCAGGAAGACAACAAGGCTCCGGACCAGAAGGTCGTCGATCAGGCGGCAGAGAAGGCACGGCTTGATGAACGGACCAAGCTCGCGCCTCGCCTCGTTGCGGCTGAGTTCAAGGCCCTGTCTGCTGGTGACATTCCCAAGGAACTCCTCGATGGTTTCCTGGAAGACGTCGACTACACGAAGTACCTGGACGCCAATGGTGACATTGACACTGCGAAGGTCCAGAAGCGTGTGGACGCACTGAAGCCAGTGAAGAACCAGCAACAGCGCAAGCCGAACCACCAAGGCTACCGTCCGTCGGACGGCGCCACCTCCGTAGCCGTAGGCCGCGATCTGTACGCGGCTCGGCACAACAAGAATCAGAAAGGTTAGACAATGCCTCGTTTTCGCACTGAGTCGGAAATCGTCACTGGGGACATGTCATGGCTGGGCTCGGGTCACGCGATCCGCAACGCCCGGACTGAGATCCTCGACATTTCGACGTTCACGCCGGCCACTCACTACCCGAATGGCTACATCCCGTCCGGCATGCCTGTTGCAAAGGTAGGCGGCGTTCTCGTCCCCTACGACGCAACGGAAGGCACCGTGACCAACGCTGGTGTCCTCGCCGGCTTCATCCTCACGGACACCCCGCTGTTCGTCGCTCCGGGTGCCACGGCCAACGCCGCGGACGACCCCAACGTCCCGCTCATGGACCACGGCCGCGTCAAGGTAGCCAAGCTGCCCATCGCGTTCGTCAAGCCCACGGCGGCTGCAAAGTCCGCTGCCACTACGATCGTCTTCATCTAAGGAAGGGGTGACAACAAATGCCTACACTGTGGACCGATGTAATCGACCCCGCCACCCTCTCCGGGTACATGCGGGAATCACTCGCTGCTTACGAAGCTCGCCAGGGCTCGCTTGAGCAGTTCCTCAACAACGAGAACGTCCCGGACATCTCCGTGTCCTTCGACGTTGGCGCGTTTGGTCTCACGCAGACCGCACGGTTCCGTGCGTTCGACGCTGAGCCCGAATACGGCAAGGAAGAAGGCGGCAAGCGGGTCATGATCGAACTTCCGGCTATCGGCCAGAAGATCGCCATCTCCGAGTACCGCGCCCTTCGCCAGCGCAACGCCTCCAACCAGGCAATGCTGGACTCCATCCTCAAGACCGCCGACCGCGTCGTTCGCGCCGTGGCCGACCGGATGGAACTCCTGCGTGGTGTGGTTCTGGATACCGGTATCGCTACCGTCAACCAGTCCAACTTCCGCGTTGCCGACAACTTCGGCCGGCCCGCGGGCCACACCGTCACGGCTGCGGCTCTCTGGTCCCTCGCGGCCACCGACCGCATCAGCGACCTGCTCGCGTGGCAGGACACCTACCGCGGCACGAACTCCATCAACCCGGGTCGGATCCTCATGTCCTCGACTGTGTACGCACAGTTCCGTAAGGGCACGCAGTTCCAGAACACGGTGACGGGTCGTCCGATGACGCAGTCCGACATCCAGGCGATCATGGCTGACGAGGGTCTCCCCCCGATCCAGATCTTCGACCGTCGGGTCAACTTCGAAGGTACCCTCACGCCGGTCATCCCGGCCAACAAGGTCCTGCTGCTCCCGACTCCGGAGGAATCCGAAGCCCTGGGCAAGACCTACTGGGGTACCACGCTCACGGCGACCGACCTCGGTTGGGGCATCGCTGACGACGAGCAGGCAGGCATCGTGGCGGGCGTGTACCGCAACGAACAGCCGCCCGTCATCGCCGAAGTCATCTCCGACGCAATCGGCATGCCCGTCCTGGGCAACGCGGCTCTGTCCTTCTCGGCTCAGGTCCTCGCGTAACTCAACCAGCTGTGTGGGGTCCTCTTCGGGGGGCCCCACACTTTTGAGAAAGGTTCCATCATGGGAAAGAAGTTCAACGCTCATGTTGCAGTTCACAAAGACCCTGCTGAGACTGTGTGGTTCGCGCCCGGCGATGACGTACCCGATTGGGCTGTGGATCTTGTCGGCGATCACGTTCTCGAGGGTAACGAAGACGACACGGAAGATGTCCGCCTCACTGACCCGGAAAATGAAGAGGACGACCCGGCCACGAAGTGGGCGACCGTCAACACACTTCCTCCGTCAACCGAGACCGCATCAGACGTGGACGAGGATTCCGACGAAGAGGTAGCGTACGACGACCTCTCGAAGGACGAGCTCAAGGCACTGTGCGAACAGCGCGAGCTGCCCGTCTCCGGCAACAAGGCTGAGCTCATCGCCCGTCTCGAAGAGGACGACGAAGCAGCCGAAGAAGACGACACCGAGTAAGGGGTCACCATGGCCAACGTCCTCGGTTATGTTTCGACTGACCTGGAAACGCCGTATGAGGGTGAGTTGGACCTGGAAAACCTCGACGAGTGGTACCAGGACAAGATTGATGAAGCAGTCCGTCTGCTGATTCGCAAGGCTCCTACCATCGTCTCGCGCATGGCCGCTTACGACCCGGTAACTGGGGTGGGCATTGACCCAGCCTTTGTGAAGGACAAAGTCATTGGCGCTGTGCTGCGCGTACTGCGTGACCCTGAAGGAATGCAATCGGAAACAGAAGGCAACTACTCCTACAAGCGTAACCCAGTTGTAGCGTCAGGCAACATCTGGTACACGAAGGATGAACTTGCCGATCTGGGCATACTCGCCACCGCGACCGTCAGGCCGCGAACGGTGTTCGCCTCGAATAGGTATGGTTGGCCGTGAGCGCCCTCACCTCCGGCCCTGACACCGTAACCTGCATCCCACGGGTTGTCATTGGTCAAGACCGGACTGGAAGCAACAAGCTGGGCCCGGGGGAACCTGTCACCTATCGTGGTGTCAGTGTACAACCCGCGGGCCCAGCT